ATGCCGCCTAACTCTTTACTTGGCGACTCCAACGTTTGACGAGACCATTCTCTTACTTCCTGACGAATGGACTCTTCAACGTCAAATCTACTTAGGCTGTCTAGCTGCGCCATATCCACGGCGCTCCATCTTTTTAAATTGAGCGGTTCGAGGCGCTATAGTTTTTTCAACCATACCCCCAACTTTCATTTTACCTACGCCATCAGCAGCAAAAAACGGTACTTCCTTTCCGTCTTTTTCAACCATCTTTAACTTATCTGTCATCCTACAACCCTTATTTCTTTGTACAAACCTTTAGCAATTGCTTTCAATGCCTCCGTAGGAGTGTTCAAAAACCTTTCTAAAGGCATTTCATGGGCAAGAGGTATCTTTGTTAAGGTCTGCAAAACAACCGCATCCTCGGCCTTATTGAGCGTTGTAGTGACCCTGACACGATCAAGCGGATCAGAAAAACTATGGAAACAATCAATGATCTTATTATCAAATTGCTTTCTGGTAGTGCTATCCATAATGCTTAATCACACTCATGCATACGTTGTAAACATCACCACTTGAATGAGCTACCGTAGTAAACATAATGTCACCAGTGACACCGCTTCCTGCGTTATTAGGAATGCCGTTAAATTCACTAAAATCTAGCTCATCTGCATAATCAGCGTTTAATTGCCAAGCCAATAAATCAGTACTTGCATCGAAAAAGATTTTCACACCCATACCAACAGTGGTGTACCAAATCTTTTCGATAGATACCTTGGTACAAGTAGCGCCTGATACAGGGTCTTTTGTAAGAGCAGAAACATCTATCTTCTTGACCGCCGACTCTCCAGACCCATCACTTACATTAGTAAAGCGAAATATCGCCTTCCTAGCGCCATCTTGTATTGTCTGTGTAGCTACTGCGTCAGCCATGACTGCCCCCTGTTACGCTATCTGAACGTACTCAATGATGAACGTAAAAGAACCCGCCGTTGTGGCATCAACCGTATTGGTGATATTGCAAAAAATAGTTCTTGCAGTATCTGTGTATTGAACAGAAGCAGGAGCGGTAGTGCCGCTTTGCGTCTGAGTTACAAGCGTTGTCGTGGTTACGTTGTGCTCAACAACAGTAGTGCCGCCGTCGAGGATCTCATCAGTCACTGCCGCAACAATCTGTGCGCCAGAGCTAGAAGTACCAACCTCATAACCAATGTCACCTGTACCAATAACTGGTGAGGTGTCACAGAAGATCTTAATGTCAGTAATAATTGTGTTTGCAGGCTGAGTGAACTCACCAATAGATGGGCTGTCACCTGCTGTGGTATTGACTGTAACGCCAGTAGCAAAACCAACGTGCTTTACATATTTATTTGTAACGATGCCGGTAGATGCAATATCTACTACGTCAGTAAAAGCACCAGTGCTGCTATTTTTAGAAACGACTTTAAACCCATTCTCTGATCGGACGGGGCCGTTAAAGGTAGTATTCGCCATGAGTATCTCCTGTCGTGGCTAGTGTCAGATTGTTCCATGTGGAACATTCTGTCAGGGATAAAAAAAAGGACTACCCAAGTATAACCTGAGTAGTCCTTAAAAGCTCTAGCTAGAGCCGGGAGATCCGAAGATTCCCAATGGGTCTGAAACGCCGAATGAGTATCGCTCACGCGCTTTATAGCGCACGTTACCCGTATCGAAATCACCGTCCATAGAGTTCTCTAATGCCGCACGTTCAAAGTGCTTCATGCCATTAGGTACATCAGTAATCAAGAACCACGCATTTGTATCCGTGAGATAGTGATTAACTGAGTAACCTTCAGGAATGCTGCCATTTGTGTAAATAGCATTGAGATCATTGTCAGCCGTTCCAACTCGACCTTCTGTTTGCAGAACTCGCGTTGCAACAAACATCAGAGCAGGAGGAACAATCAGCTTACGAGGACGAGCAGCAATCAGAAGTCCACGCTCATCTGTCCAGCCAGCAATCTGTATGATTGCCGCCTCAAGTGAGGTTTCATTCAAGTCTGCACCAGTAACTGGTCGGTTGCCGTTTTTACCGCCACCAACAGTTGGGTGTCCATCACCACCAGTGACACCATCGCCAGACGCTGTAAACAGGTTAACACCATCACCGCCTTGGAAAGCGTTAGTGAAACCATTGTTCAAAGGTGAAGCAGATTTAACTTGCTTTGTGTACGCCATAGCGCGAGCAAGTGCCTTGGTGTATCGCGCAGAAAGAGAATCATAAAGATTATCTTCCATCGCTTCCTCGGTGATCGCAAAACCCATAGCCACTGTTTCGTGATTGAAACGAGCAGTAAATGATTCTTGTGCAGAATCATAAGTGATTGCTTCACCTTCACCTTTAGTCGGTGCGGCAGCAAAACCACTGAGTTTTACTTCCTCTTCAAAAGAACGATCACTCGCTTCTGTTTCATAGATTTGAGTGTGTTCATCTTCGTACTTTGCATACTCCAAACCAAACAAGGCATTAAGCCCCGGCAGGAGTTCTTTAAGCATTTGCGCTCTTGAAATTGCCATTGCCTAGTTACTCCTATACGCCGGTTGTATTTCGGTATGCATGACCAACGTTAAAAATAAACAGTGCATCGGTGAATGCATCACCAATAGTACTGCTTGGGCCATCATAAAAATCATAGATTCTTAGTGGCAACGTATTAGTCGTAGCAGTTGAATCAGCATCAACAGCATTTTTGCTGTTACCGATGCTTGTGGTTCCAGCAGTTTGGATCACATCAAAGTTTGATCCGAGTGCTGTTTGTGCAATAGCACCATCAGCTTGCATCAAAAAAACCACATCTGGGTCAGTCAATACATAAGCCTCAATATCATCAGCAGCCGTAGATGCTGGATAGTATTGATTAAACGTTAACTGACCAGTAGTAGGATCGGTGTATTTAACACCCATGAAGATACCAATGGTAGTAAGCGTTGCAGTTCCTGTGTCCTTTTCAATAACACCAGCCGCAACCATCTTGACAAAATCACCATTGAAAATAGCAGTAGCATAACCGCTGGCAATTTTAAGATGCTGGACTTTACCATTGAAAGAACCACTAGCACTTGTCGTGCTTACGGGTCTTGCTCCAAATGGAGCGGCTGTAGTAGCCATAATAGTTTCCTTAACAAATCAAAAGAATTTTACCATCCACTCTTACTTACGCGAGTTGTTCGATCTGGTCGAAGCATAGGCATTCGAGGATCGTTCTCACGCATATATGAATGATCGACACTTTCCATTTGTTGCGCTGCAATTCCTTCGTAATGACGCTGGCGAGCATCCGCAACTTCTTGTGGAGCTTTACACAAAAGCTGACCGCCAATTTCTACACATCCGGGAAATTGGCTATTGTGATCTGGCATCACTTCTAACTCTGGATGATCTTCCAGTTTCACTGGCTCCCATCCTTCCCTAAAGCGCATTGAAACATTGGTTGCATCCGACTGACCTACCATAGATGTCCTCACCCAACGAAAAGCCCATCCGGGCTGTGGGATTGGATCTGGTAGCAATGTAGGCGGTTGCCACGCTGTTTCTCTCGACGTTTCACTTCTTGTTTCAAGTTCCCTTGGTTCTCGGCTATCTGTCATTGTCCCATCCTTCTTTTTGATAATGCGTACTGTTCAGGTGTCAGACCTAGTCTTTTACTCAATTGAATCTCACTGCTACTCAATTTCACCTGACGCTTTCCGGCATTCCCACGCTGCGCTGGCGCAACTACCGTTGAGCTTTTTGTTTGTGTTCGTTCCGCCTGCTGCGGCTCAATACCAAACGCTCTGGGAAATGACTCCCTAAGTGCTTGATCTACTGCTGAAAAATACTCAGGTGTGTTTCTTTGCACACCTCGTTTAATCAACATTTCATCAAGCCCATAAGTAAAGCCAGTTAGAGCTTCGTTTCCGGGCGCTCCAAACCAACTATTACGAGACAACCAGTTCTGCAATTGCGGATCTAGCTGCTCTTGTTGCGGTGGCTGTTCCACCTGCACATTTGCCTGAGCCTGTTGCTCTGGCTGATTCTGTTGCATCTGAGACTTATAATTATCTATATAAGCTCTGTCTGCCTGTATCCGCGCAAGCTGTTCTTGCGCGTCAACCATTTTCTGTGTATCGCCCTCTTCGTGGGCTTTTGTGTACTCTTGCCTTAATGAAGCTAGTTCAGCCTCAGTGCGCGTCTGTACACTTTGCAACAACGCTTGTTCGCTTTGCCCCACCAACCCTTGAAGTCTTTGAACTTCTCCTTGGGTATTTTGAGCAAACTGAACAGCCTCATCGCGCAATCTTTGTGCAGCTTCTTTTTCTCTGCGTTGCTGATGATACTCGTATTTTAGTCTGTTTAAACGCTTTTTAACACGATCATCCGCAATGTCAATCTCTTCGTCAATGTTAAATGGCTCAACATCATCTCTTACAGGCCGACGATCTTCTTCTGGAGTATCATCTACCTCTACGACTTCTATTTCATCAACATCGAAATTACTTCCGACGCTTTCATTTGGCTCTGGAAAATTAACTTCAGACACGACTTATCCCCCTTGGATCATCCACTACAGCTTCAACCGTATCGTCATTGATGATACGAAACTCTTTGCCATGAATACTGATGCGAGTACCGCTATAGGCTCGCATGATGATGAAGTCTCCTTCACTACACCAAGGCCCATTAGGAAATCGTTTTTTGTCTTGATAACAGTCTGGCCCCATCGCAATTACAAAACCAACTACTGAGGCGGTTTCCTCAATAGATATTGTTGCTTGCGCCTTTATGATTCCACCCTCTGTCTTTTCATCGATTTCAGGTAAACCGATAAGTATGTGATAGCCCGTTGGCACTGGTAGTTGACTCGCTTTTTCAGCAGTCTCCTCTTCAGCACCAATAGCTTTCAAATCTACTTCTGCCATTTCTTTCTCACTGCAACACTTATTGGGAAGTGTAGAACCCATTGCATCCTGATGATGCTAATTCTCATCAACAAAAACACGCTCTGCTACCTCTCGGATTTCGCGTATTGCTGTTTGTATTCCTTCGAGCTGTCCTCGATAGAGCTTGTACTCTTCTATCTTTTCAACTGATCCTGCGAGCAGCTTTTCTTTGTGATGACTTTCTAGTTCGTTTAAACGCGACAATAGCAAGTCAACAAACCTTGGATCAACAAAACCTGACATCAAACGTTCTTAGTTATTTGTTCGGCTATTTTTCTGCCAATGTCTGCGCCTTTCACCGCATCATTTTGCCCTTGCCTTTGCAATCGTTCGTCGCGGTCAAAACCAGATGTCAGTGCATCTTTGGTCATATCAGCCAAGGCAAGTTTTTCTGCACTGTCTATTCTATCTTGTGCAATAGACAGGTCTTTCTGAATCTTCAATCGCTCAAGGTCATCTCGCATCTGCGCCTTTTCAGCATCAAGTGCCAGCTTCTGTTGTTGTGTCTGGACTCTCTGCTGATCTGTTTGAGCCTTCGCCATCGCTGCCTGCTCTTCAATTTGAAGCTCACGCTGCTTTAGCTGCAAGATTGGATCTTCTGCTTGTGCCTGTTGCTCTTGCTGTTGAGCCTCTTGCTGGTCTTTTTGCAACAACTGCTCTGCTGCTTGAGCAACCAAAGACGATAGTTTGGCTTCGATTTCTGGCGGCAACTGTGTATCTATTGCTGGAAGCTCAACACCAAGTTCTCGTTGGATCTCTTCTCGATACTTGAATGCTAAGTGTTCTTGTATGTGCGCTGTAACTGAAGCCTGTATCGCCTGTTGATTCGGCGCTTGAGCCATAAGCTCCATAATCTTTGGATCTTGCATAGCAGCCATATGTACTCTGATATGCGCTTCGTGATCTTGATACTGGAACGCCTTGGCTGGTTCACCATTAATAAAGTCCATGTTCTCTGTAACAGGGTCTTTGGGAGATAGATCATTTTGTTCAGGCACAAGATTTTCTGGATCTCTAATACCTAACGCCTCAAGCATTTGCCTATGAAGTGCTGGCAAGT